CTTACCCGTAAGCAAGAACTCTTTGTTCGGGAGCTCGTGACGAAGGACGGGCAAATTACTCTGACCGAGGCCGCGATCAATGCAGGCTACGCTCCGCGGTCTGCTCACGTCAGAGCTTCTGAAATGACAAACCCCAGACACTCTCCCCATGTGGTCAAAGCTATTCGCGATTATCGTAATGAGCTCGATCAGAAATACGGCGTTGAATACAAACGCCACCTGAGGGATCTACAACGCATTCGGGATGAAGCGCTCGCTGCTGGAGCGTTTTCTGCCGCTGTGCAAGCAGAGTATCGAAGAGGGCAGGCTCACGGGGATATTTATGTTGCCAAGTCGGAAGTCCGGCACGGCACCATTGATAGCATGTCAAAAGACGAGGTTATGAAAGCACTAAAGGAGTTGAAAGCCAGTTATGCGCCGATCACCGTTGATACCGGAGTTGACTCGACAGCGGGTCGCACCAAAAAAAGAGAGCTCATTTTGGAGAATGTTCAAGAAACAGATGACGATCTATCGCCCGAACTGGATCCCGACGAGGATTGAGTCTTGGGCAAGCCAAGGTATACCGGATGTTTTGATTTGTCTTGATTCCGGCCGCTTGATCATGTTAGAGCTAAAAATAGCGAAAAAGACAGCCGTTGAGATCAGTCCTCACCAAGCCGCCTTTGCCGCAAGGCATTCTCATGCCCCTGTCGCCTGTCTGATCTACAGACAGCCTGCGGGAGGAACGAACGATCTCTTGGCATACCGTGGGGAGGGTGTGGCTAACATTCGCGTAGAGGGCCTGTCAGAGCCTCCCGAGGGGCAATGGCCTGAGCCAATTGATTGGGAATCTGTTTTTACTTATCTGGAGACGATGTAGTGTTTCTTTTGTTTTGGTTAGATAAATTTTTTAAAGAAACGTTGAACCGGCCGACAGTGTTGGATCGGGAATTAGAGAAAAGAAAAGAAAAACGTTTGACAGAAAAACAAGCCTTAGATTAGTATGCGAGAACCGTCAGTAAATGACGGTAAACCAATATTCAATCGGGAGAACAGAATATGAAAAAGTATCAGTGTGCAGAATGCGGTAGTGAAGACTTGGTGTGGCGTGGATATATCTCATGGCGGGTTGAAACTCAGCAATTCGAAGTAGAGCAGGCCGACAATGAGGCCTTTTGTGATGCGTGTCAGTCCGAGGGGAATCCGAACTGTCATTTTCTAGAAGAGGGGGCCGAAGCATGAGCTTTAAAACATCCGGCGACGCATTCAAGAAAGCACCCGCCATAATTCATTATGCAGCTAACAAACAACACGGCGTTTTTCAAATCGATCCAGTCGACTACTTAGATAGGGAGCTGATGAGTGTGAGGGGCTTTCTTGAATCGCTCTCATCATTAGGCGACGCCGAAACGATATTCACAGCGGCAACACAGGGCGACTGGGATTACTATGAAATTGAACGAGGATATCTACCATGAGCGATTTAGTAAACGAAGTAGAATTAGACCTAGCCGTAGTGCTAGATGTATTGACCGACTTACGTCACGATGTGGAGTCGATTCAGGATAAAATGACCCGTGTTGGGCAAATTAGTGATGATACGTTTGTGCGCTCGGCATTGCGCGAATTTCATCACGTGTTGAGCCATGTATTAAGAACAAACGGCGTAGAGTCGTTTAATCACGTCACAATGTCGGGCGATTGGTACGCCGCGAGTCCAGAGGCCGCCGAAAAAATGTTGTCACAGCTACGGGCGGCATACGAAAAAGTGATTGACGTACGATAATTTACTATGCGATAGTCGAAGGCCTAGCGATTGCTAGGCCTTTTTTTTTAATCGGGAGAATTGAAAATGAAGTTTAAATGTTATCTAGAATTTAAGAATGTTCGAGAGCCCAGCAAACGCATGCGGGTTCGTTTTGTGATGCGCGCAAACGGGTTCGACGATGTCGAAAGTAAACTTTGGAATAGCGGGCACGCGCCCGTTTTCTTTGGTTGGGATTTAATCGAAACGCACGCGACCAGCCAATTTGATCGTGACGACGTGGTTTTGGATAGTGTTTGCACGTACAGCAAAAAACGTGGTTTTGGTGGCACGTTTTTGACGTCGCCGATTTGGGAAAACAAAAAGGGGTTAGCGGCATGAGAATAAAAAAACTGTTAGATACGACCGGTGGCAATACTAAACTAGGAAAAACCAATCGCACGTTAATTTCCGGCGCCGTCGTTAAACTATTGGGCGGCGACAAATTCCGGTATGCCGGCCTTTCTTTGTTTCCGGACGATATTTTGTGCGCCGGTAGCAAGGCCGCGGCCTGTCAAAACCCGTGTTTGGAATCGGCGGGCCGTGGTAATTCGCCGGATGTTCGTGATGCGCGAAAGGCGAAGGCCGCGTGGTTTAAATCTGATCCGGATGCGTTTTTGGCGCAATTGCGCGTAGAGCTCGCTAATTTTGCAAAGCTTTGCGAACGTCAAGGACTAAAGCCGGTTGTTAGATTGAATGTGATTTCAGACGTGGATTGGACGCGGTACGGTATACCCCAGCAATTCCCGCAAATCCAATTTATTGACTACACTAAGATACCGGCGCGTTTGAAGCCGGGTTATTTGCCGGACAATTATAAATTGATATTCAGTTATTCGGGCGTGCGAACGTTTGCTAAATCCGTTGCCATTGCGCTCGACACTGGCGCGCCGGTGGCCGTGGTTTTCCGTGGTGATGTTTTGCCCGAAACGTTTTTGGGACGCGATGTTATCGACGGCGACCGTTCGGATCTTTTGAATGCTTATGCCGACGGGATGATTGTCGGCCTACGTGCAAAAGGTAAGGCCAAAAAAGACACGGGCGGGTTTGTTGTGGATCCGGACGTGATAGCGGTCGCGGCATAACTTTTAAAAAATAGACTTGCGCATGGTCTATTACTATGCGATATTCGAAACCGTAGCGCCTTTGCTACGGTTTTTTTAATCGGGAGAATTGAAAATGCATACTATCGAAAACAGCAACAAAACTTTGACTGGCCTTTTAACCCGCGTGCAGGAACAAGCTAATCGTTCCGCGGATTTTTTGGCACCTACTAATCAATTGCAATTCAAAACCGAGTCCGACGGTAAAACGGCGTCGAGCTTAATTATTCTGGAACAAAACGGCGGCGAGCCGACGCGCATCCTACGGGCAAACGACGTGGCTTTTGATCAAATCGCGCAACGGGCCGGTATTGACGTCCGGACCGCGTCGAGATTACAACGGGATTATTCGACTGAATTCGACGGCTTGGTGAACGCCATATGGCAAAAAGAACCGGCCGTGCGCATGGTCCGTGCTTACATGGATTCGGAACGCGACGGTATGGCGCGTGCTTTCGTGTCGGACCGGTTCAAAACGTTTGACAATGCGCACCTGCTAAATGCCGCCTTACCGCAACTAATGGAATCGGAGGCTCAATGGCGAGTAGTGCAGGGCGACGTGACAGATAAACGCCTGTATTTACGCCTTAAATCGGAATCGATTACCGGCGAGGGCGCCGCGGTCGGCGACGTTATGGCCTTAGGCATCGGTCTTTCGAATTCAGAAGTAGGTTGCGGATCGGTGCAGGTTTATCAAATGTTCTGGACCCTTGCGTGCTTAAACGGGATGCAAACCGAGAACCGGACGCGCAAATCACACATCACTAGTGCGCGGGGCGATTCCGACGTTTGGGGCCTTTTGACAGATGAAGCAAAGGATGCCGACAATCACGCGCTGGAATTGCAGGTTCGCGATTTGGTGACGGCGTACGCGTCCCGTGAATCCTTCGACGACGTGTTAGATAAAATGCGCCATGCTAGCTATGATTTGATTGACGGTTCACCACAGGCCGCCGTCGAGTCGCTGGGCAAAGTTTTACAATTGACCAAAAAAGACACGGCAAATGTATTGGACGGCCTTTTGGCCACTGTCGGGCAGGCGGGGTATACCGGCGCGATATCGCGTGCGACTTTCGTAAACGCTGTTACGGCCGTGGCGCATAAAGCCGACGCCGACAACGTCGACGACTGGCAACGCCTCGGCGGGCGCGTGCTAGATTTGCCGCGGTCCGACTGGCAACGCGTGGCCACCGCCGCTTAAAGGTTCACTCCCGTGAACGGGCGCCTTCGGGCGCCTTTTTTATTGGTGTTGCATTATGCGTATTTAGTATGCGATTATTGGCGTGCGGTAATTTCGCCGCGCAATCGGGAGAAAAAACCATGGCACTACAGCTATATGACCAAGTCACAATTGCCGGCCATTTTTTGCCGGCTCTAATTTATGGCGACACTTCTGGCCTTTCGGTTCCGGACTGTAAACGTTTAATTCACTGGGCCGTTGAAAATCCCAAACTGGCCGCCGGTGTTTTTGACGTTCCGCAGGAATCGCATTTCGCGACCGATACGATTACCGGACTCGGCGCCGACTGTTATGACGTCGATATATATGTGGATGATAATTGGACGGGGGGCGAATAATGCATGCTCAAATCAGTTTAATAAACCGGGCGATTATTGCCGGTAGAAAACAAGGTCGCGCCATATTGTCGGCCGCCGCCTATCCTTTCGGTGATTTTACTGTGGGCCATGTCATATGCATGGCCGAGGCCTTAAAGCCGGACGGTTCCGAGTCGGACAATCGGCGCCGGTTTTCATGTCATTATTTTAGTGATGAAGCAGGTTTTTTTTGGGGCGATTACGATTTGACCGAAGCCGAGGCCTTGGCGGTATTTAGACAAAAAAAGGCCCGATCCGGTCGCGCAATCGATTTTCTTAACCCGTTACGTGGTGGCGCCGTCGCGATTGTTAACCCGCCGCGTGGTGCCCTTATAAATGAGGGGGCCGAGATATGATCACTTTGACACGTGCCCAGCGGGCGGCCTTGTATCGAAAGTGGACGCAATCCAATGGGGGTTTACCGTATCGGGCTTTTCGGCGATCCGTTCAAGCTTGCCTGCACGATGAGTCAGTAATGGTCTATTGGTGCGGTATGTGGCTGGGGATCGAGCCGGATGGCTACACGCACTCTTAAACACTGGGCGCCGCGGGCGCCCTTTTTTTGTAGGGGTTGCATCACTGTTATTTAGTATGCGACACTTTCACCGTGGCGCCGTTGCCACGTAATCACGGGAGTTTTAAAAATGGCATTATCTAAAACAGAAACAGATCAGGAATATTTGA